TCGTCATGCTCTCGTCCTGTCCGACGGCGTCGGTGGCCTCGTGATCACCCGGACCGGCCAGACGAGAGCGCCTGTCGAGCTGCGGTATCCGGGCAATGTGCTGCTCTCCCGTGGCAGTTTCAGCCACGAGGGGCGCTACAGCGAGACGATCGTTCGTGGCCAGGGCGAGAAGGCTGGCAAGGCGCGAGGATCAGCAGCGCTCGATTCGACGGCCGAACCGATCGGCGCTGGCGATCGCGCGGACGGTGACGGGTCGGCTACAGAAAAGGAACGCAAGGGGACGGTCGCCACAGGTCGAGCGCGTGATGGGGAGATCACTCGGCACCGCCCTATCGTGCACCTGGCGCGATCAAAGGCGGACAATGTTTCCGCCCAGGACGAGGCGGACTGGCGGATGCGGACGGCACGAGCGGAGGGTGAAGAGTTCACCCACACCGTCAAGGGCCACACGGTCAACGGCCAGCTTTGGACCGTCAACCAGCTCGCTTCGGTCTCCGATGCGTTCCTGGGCGTCTACCGTGACCTACTGATCTCACGCGTCGCCTATCGCGAAGACAGTGCCGGCATCGTGACTGAGCTGGGCTATGAGAGCCCGGAAGCTTTCGACAAGGCCCCGGTTGGGGATCGTCGCACCAACAAGGCAGGCAAGACCGGAAAGCGCACAGGCCCGCTGGACGGCACAGCGAGCGCGCTATGACGAAGGAGGTTTTCGACAAGATCCGGGGCATGGCCCGCCGCGTGACGGTGAAGGACATCAAGGACGACGGCGAGACGCAGACTGCCTCGATCGAGGTTGCGGATGGGATCTGGCGCTCCGATGTCGAAATCCTTCAGCAGTACGGGATCTCATCGAGCGCGCCCGAGGATGGCGCCGTCGCCATAGCGCTCGCCCTTGGCGGCGACGAAGGCGATATCGTCCTGTTGCCGATCGCGAACCCGTCCAGCCGAATGGGCGGCCTCGGCAAGGGGGATGCTGGCTTCTACACAAAAGGTGGAGATCGGGTCATTGCCCGAGCGAGCGGTGGTATAGAGCTTGTTGCCGCCAGCTCGATCTCCCTGACGGTCGGCGGAGTATCACTGACCATTGATGCCGCCGGTTTCCACTTCGTTGGCGGTGGAATTTGGCACGATGGCGTTCCGATCGACAAAACTCATACTCACGGCGGCGTGGTTGAAGGCGGTGGTTTCACCGATCCGCCAGCCGGCTGATCCTGCCTGCCGGCGCGGGCATGACCAGCTCCGCGCGCGCGCGATAGCTTCGCCACCATGTTTTGCGATCTCGCTCTCACCTACGATCCGGAAAGCCGCCGCTGCGATCTGACGCTCGGTGACGACCTCGATCTCGTGCTCGACACGACGCCGGTCTCGGCGATGCTCGTTTCCATCGGCCTCGATCGACGCGCTGACGTTGATGACCCGCTTCCAGAAGGACGTACTCAGTTCCTTGCCCCCGTCAGCTTCTCCGAGCGCCGTGGCGCGATCGCCGACGCCTTCGAAGCCTCAGGAGCGTTGACGGGTTCGAAGCTCTGGCTCCTGGAGCGCGCCAAGGAGACCGAGACCACGAGACTGCTCTGCGAGTTCTGGCTCGAAGAAGCCTTGTCCTGGGCAGTCGAAGTCACCGGGCAGCCGGCCGAGATCGAGGTCGAGTGGCTGCGCCCAGAAGTGCTCGGCTTCCGTGTCCTGGTCGAGGATACGAGCCTCTCGATGACCAAGAGGGTGGACGGCTGATGGTCTGGCCCATTCCTCGCGCTCAAGCCATTTTCGAACGCATTGCCGCCGGCGTCGAGGCTGGCATTCTCGCGATCCGGCCTGACGCGGACCCGCGCAAACTTTCGCGGGCAGTCAGGGATCGCTTCGGCGTCTTCTTCCAGGTGTTCGCCTCGGTCTCTCCGGAGATCCGCGAGCTGCATGACCATCAGGCGTGGTGGGCTCGGCAGTACATGCCTGACAGTGCAGACGACGAGACCATGATCCGGCGGCACGCCGGCATCTGGGGTGTCGATGAGCGCGGCACCATCAAGGCGGTCGGTGCCGTGCTGATCGAAGGCGCGCCTGGCACTCCTTTGCCATCCGGTATCGGGCTCTCTGCCAGCGACGGGACCTTGTTCGAGACCACGAGCAGCGCAACCATTTCCGGCGCCGGCACTGCCGTCGTGCCGGCCATTGCCGTTACGGCTGGAGCATCTGGCAATCTCGATGCCGGCATCCAGATCGCGACTGTCGCCGTGGTCTCTGGCGTGACGAAGGTGACAGTGTCGACCGCGTTTGCCGGCGGTGCTGACGAAATGACGCCTGAGGAGCTGAAGGCATCCTATCTGCAGCGCATCCGGGAGCCCGCGCACGGCGGTGCTGGCTTCGACTATCCCACATGGGTTCGGGAAGTCGCAGATGCGCTCGCCGTGAAAGTCATTCCGGAATGGATAGGTCGGGGCTCACTGGCTGTTGTCGTGATCATGCGTGACGATGATGGGTCAGCTCGCGTCCCAACCACAGAGGAGATCGATCGCATCCAGGCTCATCTGGGTGCCTTTGGTAGTCAGCTCGGCGTCCGGCCAGTCACAGCTCGCGTCATCGTGGTGGCGGGTGTTCTGACCGCAGTGCCGATCTCCGTTCGCCTCCGTCCGGACACTGCGGCCACCCGCGCAGCGGTGCAGGAGGCCTTCAGCCGGTTTGTCGCAACGATCGGCGATGATGATGACACCGGCAATGACGGCCCGATCGGCGCCACAATCGAGCCAAGCCGCGTTTCTGAAGCAATCTCGGCCGCCGAGGGTGAGTATGCCCACGATCTCTCAGTGCCCGCCGCTCCTTACTCGCTTGCTGAGACCCACTACCCGGTCCCCGGCGCGATCACCTGGGTGCCGGCATGACGCGTTCTCCAGAAGCTATCACCCGCAGCCTCATATCAAAAATTGCGCCTGGCTGGGCGCTTGGAAAGCGCGGCGGCATCCTGGACAGCATTCTGGCTGGCATCGGCTGGGCGCTACACGACGTTGAGGCTGGCGCCGAAGCGCTGATGAGAGAGACCGATCCGCGTCAGGCAAATCTCCTTCTTACCGATTTTGAGCGTTGCCTCGGTCCGGACCCCTGTGGCCGTGATAGCGGCACATTGAACGTTGCCCAGCGTCAGCGCCTCGCGCATCAGCGCTGGACGGCTCGCGGCGGTCAGTCGATCCCTTACTTCATCGCGCTGGCTGCCCGCCTCGGCGTCTCGATCACGGTTGATGAGTTCTGGCCGTCGCGTGCCGGCGTCCTTCGTGCTGGACAGCGGTTGCGCTCGGAAGGGTGCCAGTTCGTCTGGCGGGTGAACATCCCCGGCCTGGTGACAGTCGTGAACTTCAAGGCCGGTGCGAGCCGCGCTGGCCACAGCCTCGGCTCCTTTGCCGTTTCCTCGATCGAGTGTGAGATCCGGCGCCTGAAGCCGGCTCATACGCTCGTTGTTTTTTCCTATGGAGGGTCCTGATGGATCGCATCAATGGTGCCGGCACAGTCGATATCGGCGGCGGCCGCCGTGGCTTCATCGACGAGGATCTCGGCGTTGGTCAGGAGGGGACCGAAGTCACCGCCCTTTGGCTGAACATGACCCAGGAGGAGATGATCAAGGTCATCGAAAGCGCGGGGCTTGTTCTCAATCCGGCTGACTGGACTCAACTCTGGCAAGCGCTACAGATCCTCGGGCTATCCGCAGGCGCAAGGTCACGCCGCTGGACGGCCGTGATCTCTATGACAACTTCGTCAGCGCCTGGTGCTCCTGCTGCCGGTGATACCTATTTGGTGCCTGCCGGTGCGACAGGCATCTGGGCTACCCAGGTCGGCAAGATCGCAGAGTGGAACGGCGCAGCCTGGTTCTATTTCGCGCCCGTCGATGGCCACGGCATCAGTCTGCCCGATGGCCGCGTCTTCGAGCGTATCGGCGGCGCGTATGTCGAGAAGCTCGCGCTCGATGCTCAAAGCGGCAAATGGAACTACGCTGTTGCCGGCGGAACTGCGAACGCTTTGACCGCCACGCTTTTCCCGACCCCGGCATCGCTTGCATCTCTCGTCGGCGCCCCGATTCGAGTTCGTGCCTCTGCGGTCAATACTGGCGCCGCCACCTTGAACGTCAACGAACTAGGAGCAATCCCGATCGTCAAGTTTGGTGAAGTGGCTCTGACGGGCGGAGAGATCCCGGCGAACGCGATTGTCGAACTGGTCTATAATGGCACGAGTTTTCAGCTGTTCACCGCGTCGAGCAGCTTGTCGGTCGCTGGAGCTTCGACCATCAAAGCACCGAAGCTTGTCACCTTGGACGTCGCCCAGGCTGCCAACATCAGTTGTCCGTCAGCTGTCGACACGGTTCTTTCTTATCCTACGGTCGTGCAAAACAACCTCGGTACCAGCACATGGAACGGGTCGAGGCTCACAATTGGCGCGGGAGAAGGTGGTCTGTGGAGCCTACGTTCGACGTGGGTCTTTTATGCACCCGTGACGGGCGCTTACGCGGTCGGACGCTTCAGGAAGAATGGCTCGATCGTCTTGCTTGATGCCATTCCAGGATACCACGTCGCAGGTGGTGGCTCGGTCATCACTGCGACTGGCATCGTCAAGCTGGTGCCGGGGGACTACGTCGAGTTTTGCGCATATCACCAGGCCTCGGGTGCGCAGCCGGCCTATTACGACACAGTGGCTGACCGGACGCATTTCGCGGCACAGCTGATATCGGCCTACTAACCCCTGATCATGTCACGCGCTTCGGCGTCGAAGGTGAAATCATGAAGAAAATCCCGATGACACTGTCGCAGGTAAGCACCTGGACTGAGCTTTACACAGGCGATCGGAGCGGTATCTCCTATGACGGGGAGCATCTCCATGTTCCTGACGACCTGGTTGATGATGCCGCAGCCGTCGACACATCAGCCAACAACTCAGCTTACCTGGCGCTCCAGAAGTCAAACCTGAAGGCTGCTGTCGATCAACAGGCAGAACGTGAGCGCCTGAAGTACATCACAGCAGGTGCCGGCCAGGCCATGACCTACGCTCAGAAGGCCGAGGAGGCGAGACTTTGCCTCGATGCCACAGGTCCGGACCCAGAAGACTATCCTCTACTTGCGGCCGAGATTGGCATCACAGCAAGCACTTTGGTCGGCGTTGCCCAGGTGGTCGCAACGGCCAATGCGCAATGGCTCCAGATCGGCGCCGCAATCGAGGCGGCGCGCCTGTCAGCGAAGAAGGCGATTTCGGAAGCTGAAACAGTTGAAGACGCGCAAGC